TTTAAAGTCTATCACAATCCACATTACTATAAGCTAGATTCACCTACTATAGCTTTAAATTGGAGATTTGTAGCCACTAATAAAGAGCATGTAGTTAGATCTGTTATTTTACATGAGATTGCACATGCTATACATTTCATAAAATATGAAATTAATCCTAGAAAAAACCGCATCTCTGGTCATACAAAAGAGTTCAGACAGATCTGTAAAGATCTTGGTTTGACTAAGAAGGGCTATAGATGTAATCAAGGACATAAAGGTGTCTATTCTGAAGATGCTTATAATACTGATAGAGTGGAAAGCAAGTACAGAAGATTCTTAGGATATAAGCAGAGATCTAGAAGAGGTTATAAATACTGGGATAGACAAAAAATTGATAAGACACATGTTCTTTATCAAGCAAACAGATATGCTGGATCTTACTGGTATGACAGCAGAGGAAGGTGTTGGAAGTCTTATGAAAATCATACTTTAAAAGAGATGGTACAATACTTTGAAATAGGTAGTAAAAATTCAAACAGCATAGGTGTTATTGAATATGCTTAAAACAATTACAGCTCTCTTAATAGCATTTAAAAGGAATGTTGCAGGTATCCAATCCTGTTTGCCTTTTTTTGTATTGATTGCTAATCCTGGTTTTCTTGAAGCTAATTGGTATGGCTACTCAAACTTCATAGTAACCAAAGAGAGCTGTAATATAACTGGAGGAATCATATGGATTTAATACTTAAATTATCACTAAAAGAGCTTGAGTTAATGATTGAGATCATGGAAAGAAATAGACATGATAATGATCTTGAGACCAGTTTAAGAACTGATCTGAAAAAGATTAGATCAGATGCTGAAGCTAAAATTAATGAACAACAACAGGAAGTGGCTACTAAGCCTGATGAATCTAAAAGACTTAAGCCAGATCCTATAACTAGAGATGAGGACTAGATGAGTAAAAAAAATGAGATACTGAATAACTACAAAATGGTCCATGAGAGAATTGTTGATTTTAACAATGATCATAAAAATGGATCTATCATAACTGAGATTACCATTGATAAAGAGTGGTATAACTCAATCACTAAAAAACAATGCACCTGCTTCATGGTAGAAGCTAAGGTGTATCCAGATGCAGATCAGCAAGACAGAGTCTTTACTGGACATGCATATGAAACTGATGATGATGGTTTTATCAATAGAAAAAATGCATTAGAGAATTGTGAGACTAGTGCTGTTGGTAGGGCGTTATCTATGGCAGGATATATTGGTCAGGAAATGAGCATAGCTACTGAAGATGTCATTGATCAGGCTAAAAAAGAATCACCTGCCAGAGCTACTAATAAACAGATAGAACACCTAACTAAGCTTCAAAGAGAAGCACAGGATAGAGGTTTGATCACTTTAAATCAATTCAAACAATTAGACTCAAGGAAATCTACTATGGATCTTATTGGATATTCTGATGCTGTAAAATGGTTAGATGAATTGATAGTAGAAGATAAAAACCTTGAAAGATCAGAAAAGAAATTTGATCTGGAAATGGAAGCAAGAAAACAACTAATAGATGAGGATACTGAAGATGGAAATAAGTAAAGAAGGTGTCATACTTTTATATGACAATGAGTATAAAGAAAAAGAAAATCAGCCAGATCTTAAAGCCATAGGTAACTACAAAGGTCAGCAAGTAGAGATAGCCTATTGGAAGAATACAGATCCTAGTAAAAAATACAAGTATAGTGGCAAGATCCAGGAAAGAAGGCAACAGCCTGAAAATGCCAATGTATCGGAAGATGATTTACCATTCTAATGGCTGGTATCAAAAGAACAGCAAGTGATGCTTTATGGTCCAACTATATCAGATCTAGAGATGGTTGGACCTGCCAGAGATGTGGTAGGAAGTATAGTCCTTCTAAAGCAGGTGGACTGCATTGTTCACATTACTTTGGTAGATCTAATTATGCTGTTAGATTTTGCCCTGATAATACTGAAAGCCTGTGTCATGGCTGTCATTCTTACTTAACTAAAAATCCGCATGATCATAGAGATCATAAAATGGATCAATTAGGTCAAGAGAGATATGATGCATTAGTGCTTAGAAAAAATACACCATTGAAATCTGGTGAAAAAAAGTATTATCTTAGTAAAGAGTTTAGAGCCGAAATAAAGAAGAAATTGGAGGAATTAGATGGCTAAAAAGCAAGTAGAGAGTACCTTATTTGAAGAAGTATGGTTTATGGATCTAGATCTAGAATATAAGATTTTGATGCTATATTTCTTTATTACCTGTGATCATGCAGGACTAGGTAATCTTAATTTTAAAATGATCAATATGGTCTTAGGACATGAGTATGATAAAGAAAATGTCTTTTATTTTTTAGGTGATCATATTGATGAATATAAACCAAATAAATACAGATTAAAGAAATACATGAAGTTTCATTATTCTGAAGATAACAAATCACAGATCTATAAATCAGCTATTAAGAAGCTAAAAAGAGAAGGTCTGGATTATATGTCACAGGAAGATCAAGAAGCCTATGACAGATCAGTGAGTAATGGATATGTTAGTGAGAAATTTCTGAAGGGATAAGGATATGAGTGAAATAGAAGGATATACCAAAGATCAGATAGAAGCCAATATAGAGCACTTTATTGATCATGTAGAAGATAAAGGTAATCTGGTATGCGGTTGTGGTAGTAATCCATCTTCAGAGCCAATATATGATAGCGGTAATGATGTATACTCTGCTATGTGTCCTGGCTGTAAAGATTGGAGTGATTTTATATATGAACAGGATATGGAGGATCAGACATGCAAATAAATATGTTTCAAAATAAAGTAGATAATATTAGAGAAGTAGTTAAGGATCTGTTGTTTCACAATGTATATCTCAGGGATTCAGATGACAAGTTAGTAGCTAGAATCTGGAGAAAAGAATGTGAGAACTATGGATCCTATGATGTAATTGGATTGCTAAATCTTGGTAAGCTGTCACAATACAAGACAATTAGCAGACAAAGAAGATTGCTACAAAAGAAGTATCCAGAGTTAAGAGGATCTTTGTATCAGGAAAGAAGAAAACTACAGGATCCAGTAAAAGAAGATATAGCAAACTTTGAAGGGAATGGTGGAATCATATGAAAGATCTATTACTGAAAACTCAGCAGGAATTGCATGAGACTAATACTAAATGGAATAAGGCTATAGACTGCATTAAAGAAATGGATATGTCAGGAATGATACATTTAGATTTAGAATTTGATTCTGTTGAAACTGATAGAGTAAAAAGTGAAATATTTATCAACATTGACAGATCAGAATACAAAAGAAGAATAGATCTAATAGTCAAATTAGCTTTTAATCCAGATACTACTATTGATATAAGAGATTGTTCTAATTTTAATGAAGTGCTTAGAAAAGCGGAAGATGAGGTTGATAATGATTAGTAAAAAGTTAGAAATAGTAATGAATGAATATATCAAGCCTACCAAGCTGTATGGTGATGAAGATCCATTAAAAGCAGAGAATGCTATGCTAAAAAACAGATTAAAATTTGTAAAGCATATGTTGAAGGATCTGCCAGAATTGGTATGGCACTTAGGATCTAAAGATCAAGAAAAACTGCATGAGATCTTATATAGATTAGAAATGACAACTTTAGCAGTAAAGGATAGGGAAGATAAATGACTAGAGAAGAAAAAGAATACAAAAAAAGAGTAGATCTGGAATATCCAGATAGATCTAAAGAAGCATTAGATCTGCAAAAAAAGATCATGAAACTAATAGATAATCTTGATAAGTTAGGATATGAGTTTATATGGTTTAATAATCAATCATCAATCAGACATAAAAGAGGTGTATAATGAAATTAATTGACATTTGGAAGAGAGAAGTAACATTAAAGAGAGTGATCAGAGATCCTTACAAAATGACCTTTGATCCTAAGTATAATGAAATGCAAGAGCATTACCATAGATCAGCCAGAGAAATGCCTTTATCATTCTTTTTAAGGCATAATCAGGACATCAGAGCACTAGCTTTTGCTGTTAGCTTTGCTATAGTGATCTTAGGTCTAGCTGTTGGACTTCAATTACTAGTAAACATGTGGTATGGATTATGAAATGGATCTACCACTATATTTTGGTGATCTTATCTTATATGAAGGATATGATAGAGCCTAAATAATGAGAAAACACTTTGAATATTACATTGACAATAAGCATAAAGAAGCAGAGAACACCATATTATATGGAAAAGCAATAATGATAGCTATGATCAGTGGACATTCAGATAGCTGGACCAAGTTCCAGAAGAAGGTATATTTCAATCATGATACTATGACCTTTGAAGAAATTGGATCTATTTTAGGTACCAGCAAACAAAATATACATAAGACTCATAAGTCTGCTGTCAAAAAGATTAAGAGGATCATGTATAAATTAATGGACAACAGGGATTACTTCAGAACAATTTAGCCAGTGCTTGGCATCTTATCCTATATACCTTATCCTGTTGTTATCAATAGCTAGGCACTGGTTTACCTTAAAAAAATTTTAAATCTTAATATTACTACACTTAAAGTAATACTTTAACTAAATCTATCTAACATATGGTTTACTTTTTACATATATGTAGATGGAAGATCACAAACTAGAAGAATTAGTCAAAAGAATTGATCTGGAAATAGATTCAGTTAATCATGGATCTAAAGCCTATAGAGAATCACTGCAGAGATCTAATTTCAGTAATAGTTATTTAGAAAACTGCTATGAGAAAACCTACAACTTAACACCAATAGATGATGATATAGAATTTGTAGACTCTGAAAGCATTCAAGATGATAGATCTACTTTTGATGAATCAAATTACTCAGCTACAGATTATTTTGACAATATAGAAGAAATAGTCAAAGAGCAATACTAGGACACCGAATGAAATCGGATAAATCGGATAGAAATAGTAAAGGGCAATTTGTCGCTGGGAATAAAGCATCTAAAGGTCATGGTAGACCTAGAGGTGCTAGATCTATACCTGATCTACTCAGGAAAATAGGTGATGAGTTTGGTGAAGGAAATCATGTTGACAATTTGGAAGCAGTGCTAAGACATGTGTATAGCCAGGCATTACAAGGAAAATCATGGGCAGTGGAGTTCATAGCAAACAGGACAGAAGGTAAACCGCATCAGTCCTTATCTTTGCATGAAGCTGATGATATGCCAATTAAGGTATTTGATTTTGATAATGCAGTGGAAGATTGATCAGATAAGAAGAAATATCTTAGATGATCCGCACAGAGGTAAGATTTTAGTCTCTGGAAGAAGATTCGGTAAATCCTACATGGCTATGATGTGGATCTTATATCATGATCTACAGCCTAATGAGAAGAGATGGATAGTATATCCTACTTATAGGCAAGGTAAGATGGTAGCCTGGAATTTGCTTAAAAGCATATTCAGAGGTAAGAATGTTAAGATCAATGAGACTGAGTTATCTATTACCATGTCAAACAATGCAGAGATCAGTATCAAGGGATCTGATAAGGAAGATAGCTTAAGAGGTATCAGCTTAGGTGCTAAGGGCACTAATGCAGTAGTATTAGATGAATATGCCTTCATGAAGCCTAATGTGCTTAATGAGATTATAATGCCAATGATAGCAGAGACTCAGGCTAATGTTTTTATATGCGGTACACCACAAGGTGTTTATAACAATTTGTATGAATTATATGTAAAAGGACAAGAGAATGATCCTTTTTGGAAGTCCTGGCAATATACCACTATTGAAGGTGGTTTTATTCCTAAAGAAGAAATAGAGAATGCCAGGCAAACTTTAGATCCTAGAACTTTTAGACAAGAGCTGGAAGGATCTTTTGAAGTATCTAGTAACAGATGTGCATATAACTTTGATAGAAGAGTGCATGTCAGAGATGATCTAGATATTCCAACTAGAAAATACTGGGGAGTGGACTTTGGTGTTGCCAGTTTTATGACAGCAGTATTATGTGCTGAATTTACTAATGGTGACATCTATGTAATTGATGAGATCAATATTAAGAACTCTAATACATTTGAATTGTCCAAGATGATGCAACAGAGAGCACCTAATCTTCCAGTATATCCTGATCCAGCAGGTAAAGCTAGAACTAGTAACAGCACAAAGTCTGATCATATGATCTTAACTGAAGCAGGATTTGTAGTGATTGCAAAAAAATCCAATCCAACTCAGAAGGATCGTCTGAATGCTTTGAACAAGAAACTGAAAGATGCAAATGGTAAACATAGTTTATTTATTAAATCAAACTGCACCAATACAATTAGAGATCTTGAAATGACCACAATGGAGAATGGACAGATGGTGAAAACCGAAAGCCTTAGTCATAACATTGATGCTTTATGTTATCCAATACATTTCAGGCACCCACTTACAATGAATAGTGTAGGATCAATCAAATGGTAGTGTATTTCTTATTAGGACTACTATCTGGTTGGACTGCACTTTTTTTTGTATTCCTATTTTTTGTTTATAAAGCAGATCAAAAGAGCAAACAGGACTATAAGGATATGATCAGCAATCTATATAGCAGTTACCAGGAATACCTAAACATAGAAGATTTAAGGAAATTCAAATCATGATTATAACAAATTTAACAGAAAAAATGATGTATGAGATCCTGATGGAAAGCATCAAGGATAACTATGATAAAGAGCAAGAGTCTAGAGAACTCAGCATGGATTACTTTGAAGGGATCAACTTACAAGAAGATTTAAAGAAATATTTTGATAGTGACTCATTATCACAGATCCCCCCAGCTTATTTAAACCTAGTAAAGAATGTCATAGACCGCAGATGTTTAGTATATCAAGAACAGCCAATTAGATATGCTGATGAGAAATACTTAGAACATCTTGGTGATCTAGACAGCTCTATGAAGGAATTTGAGAAGCTGGTTTATTTATTAGGTACAGAAGCTCTTTATACTTACTGGAATGATGACATGCAAAAGCTTATGTATAGACCAATACATTTCTTTACACCATTCTTTAGACCGAATGAAGATGATCCATTCATGGTGATGTGGCAAGTAGAATCACAATTACAAGCAAGATCAGAAGATGCTCAGTTTATGGTATGGTCTAAAGCAACTGAGGATATGCCAGGAAAGCACTTTATGATCAGCAGTAGAGGTAAGATCACATCTTTAGTAGATGGTGATATAAATCCATTTGGTGATATTATTCCAATTAATTTTGGTCACAGATCATTTATGACCAGAGACTTTATGAGAGCTGGTGCAGAAGATCTTATTGATGCAAACAGATCTATCAATATTATGCTTACAGAGATGGCTCTCTCATCTAGATTCCAACTTGGTCAGCCTGTGATTTCTGGTGTTGATACAGAAGCTAGAATCCAGTTTGGTCAGGATAAAGCTTTGATCCTACCACAAGATGCTTCATTTGAATATGTAACACCTAATGCAAATGTAAGTGCTATGAAAGAGTCTATTAAGTTCTTAATTGATTCTGTATCTCAGGCTAATAATGTAAAGATCAACTGGAGTAACAACTCACCAGAATCTGGACTATCAAAGAAGATGGCTCAGTTAGATCTACAGGACTCTTTAAGATCTGATATTGAACAGATCTATAGACCATTTGAAAGACAGCAATTTAAGATAGCTCAAAGGATCTTAGAAGTATCTGGTGGTATGAATCTTAGTGATGAATTTAGTGTAGACTTCCAGGAGAGATCTGCACCAATGTCCACAGATGAAGAATTAAAGTATTATGAGTGGGCTTTTAAAAACAATCTAGAGACTAGACAATCTTATTTAAGAAAAAAGAATCCTGATCTAAAAGATGAAGAGATCCAGGCTATGGTAGATCAGATTGATGAAGAAGCACCACAGCAACAAGCAGGTCCAGCTAGTATCCTAGATAGATTAGGAAGCTAAGATGGCTGAATTAGATTTTTACTCTGTAGAGATTAAAAACCTACAGAAGAAGTTATTTGACAAATTAAAGAAGGCTATTCCAAGACTAAATGAATTGTCTGATACTCAGGTGATCAGTATAGCTCAGGAAATAGATTTCTTCCAGGAATTAGATGAGCTTGGCTATGGCACATTATTGAATAAAATGAATGATGCATATGAAGCGGAAATCATTAGAGCCTATAAGGAAGTATCTAGATTAAGAGTAGGTGTATCTGCAACAGGTGCAGTGATCATGGATAATCTTAGAGGATTTGAACTCAATTACTTAAGTGATAGTGTAAGAGAATATGCAGATGAGATCAAGGTGGCTATGCTAAGAGGTATAGTTACTGGTGAATCTACAGATGCCATTATTACTTCTATGTTTAATGAGTTTGGTCCTGGTAAAAGAATTGGATCTGCTAGATCTGTGGCTTTGGTCAATGATGCATTTGCTAGGTTTAGTAATGCTACCAGGCTGAAGGCATATGAGCAGTTTCCAGAGACTAAGTTTGATTATGTAGGACCTACTACAGGTAACATCAGAGATGCCTGTGTAAAAGTAAAAGAAGAAGTAGCTAAAAGAGGTCCACTGACCTTAGCAGAAATTAGAGATCTTAGAACTATCATAGGTGTACAAAAAGATGGATCTGAGTTCTTTGGATTCTCAGATAGAGGTGGATTTAATTGCAGACATGACTGGGTGAGTGTAATAGAATGAAGTTACCAGCATTAACAAAATTAAACAGGAAGGTGATGAAGGTTATAGCACAAGATGCTATAGATCTAATCAGAAGAGATGCTGAGAAGGGCATCTTCCAGAATAATACTGGACCGCATGAATATGGATCACATGGTGACACCAAAGGTAGATCCAAGAAAACTGATGGTAATAATAAGTATAAAAATGGTCAGAAATATTTATATCCAGATTATAAAGCCAGAGGTATGAGAAGATTTAAAGATGGTGCTAAGCTCAAAGGTTTCAAAGCTAAAGCAACTAATACAGATGCAAATTTTGTAAACATGAATTTAAGTGGAAGAACTTTAAGATCTATGCGACCTGGTGCCAGGAAGAACACTGCTATTATCAGATTTGATAATGCATCAATAGTTCTAGGCAACAGAGCAAGGAAACCAAAGGGCTATGATCTCTTTGATTTAAGAAAAGAGAATAGAGCCATACTAGCAAATAGAATAGCTGATGTGTTAGCAAGAACAAATATTAAAAAGTATGTTGCTAAAACAGAAGTTATGAAATAACAGGGAGGACATTACATGTCTGAAGTACAGGAAGTACAAGAAAATAAAGTAGTAGAAGAAGCAGTAGCAGATAACACTACACAGGATAATGAAGCAGTCGGTGGCTTGATTGCAGAGAGTAAGAAGTACCGAACAAGGGCTCAGTCAGCAGAGTCAGAGCTTAATGAGCTTAAGAAAGTAATTGCTCAAAAAGAAGAAGAGCAGTTAGCTGAACAAGGTAAATGGAAAGAAATAGCTGAAAACTATAAGAAGGAAATTGATTCTTTGAGTTCCATCAAAGCTGATTATGATCAGATTCAGGTGGAAAGAGCTCAGAGAAAAGAACACCTATTATCACAGCTACCAGAAGCAGATCAAGAAATATATGGTGATCTATCACTTGAAAAACTTGAACTACATCTGGATAGTAAGAATAAAGCCAAAGTTAAGATGGATCCAAGTAAGGAAGTTACTGCTAGTGGCAAATTTGCTTCAGCCACAAAGATCTCAGACATCACTGATGAAGATCGCAAAAAGATGAAGAGAGATCCTAACCTTTGGGCACAAATAGTAGAAGGCTATAAGAACAATTAAAAAACTTATAAAGGGGTTTTAAAATGGCTAATGTTACAGGAACTGGGGGTACAGCTGATGTATTTCTAGGGGAAATGTGGTCAGATGCAGTTTTAGATTATGCACAAAAGAGAATGATCTTAAGAAATCAGGTTACTGACTTCTCAAGTTTAGCTCAAGGTGCTGACCGCATTAATATACCAAAAGTGTCTGAGGACACAAAAAGAGATAAGTCAGCAGACACTGCTGTTACTTATGATGCTAACACTGATACTTCAAGACCACTTGCTCTTGATCAACACATATATGAAGCTAAAAGAATTGAAGATATTGCTAATGTGCAATCATCTCAGGATCTCTTCCAAGCTTATGCTTCTAGCATGGGCTATTCTTTAGCTAAAGGTGTTGAAGCTTATATTGCAAGTTTAATTGTAGCTCATACACAAAACAATGTCACTTTAGCAACTGATGATGTGATTCTACCAGCAGAATTAAGAACTGGTTTAGAAAAGCTTCTAGATGCTAATCATGACTACACAGATGGAGATACCTTCTTCTATGCTAATCCTAAAGCTTACATGGGCTTAATGGGTCAAGGTGATTTCACCAAAGCTAATGAAAGAGGTGAAGGTGCACCTATTGCATCAGGTCAATTGATCAACATCTATGGTATGCCAGTATATCCTTCAACTGATTGGACAGAAGGTGGTACAGCAGTATCAGGATCAGTATTCAAAAGAGAAGCAGTATATTATGCTGAGCAATTTGGCGTAAGATCTCAATCTCAATATGATATTGATTATCTCTCAACTTCAGTAGTAGTAGACATGTTATTTGGTGCGACTTTGTCACATGCAAATGATGATGCTGACTGCGGTGTTGTGAACTTTAAAAATCCTGCATAGTAGGATTTACATCTTATATAGGGCTGGTGAAAACCAGCCTTATGTAGGTACCAAAAAAAGATTTTAAGAGCTTCTAGGGCTATTCTAGAGCTTCAAATTTTAACTAAAAGAGGTGTTTATGCCAATATATGAGTATTTATGTGAGTGCGGTAAAAAATTTGAAACTATCCAAAGTATCGGTGAGCCGAATCTAAAAACATGCACAATTCCAGATCAAGAAGGAAAGTCTTGTGAAAATAAAGGTAAAGTCAAAAAACTGATCAGTAAACCAACTCTTTTAAAACTAGGTCACTTGTCTGATAAAAAATTAAGAAGTGATCTTGGAGATGATCTTGGCTAATGGCTAGTAATACAAATTTAGGAAATACACCTGTATCACAGGGATATACACAGCTCTTCCATACTGGAGAGACTGGTGGTCTTACATCTACTTTACAGCAAGTATTTGATGGTGATGGTACAGGATCAGATTTATACCTGGCTACCAATAAAGTAAAAATTGGTACTGCTGGGAATTTTTTAATAGGATCAAGCACAATCCAGGAATATATCCAGGATATTGTAGGTGCTATGTTTGACACCAATGGATCTCATACAAATCTTACTGCAACTTATGATGATGATGGTGATGGTGCTATAGATCTAAATGCAACTGGTGCTATTGCAAGTATAATTGCTGGTACAGGGATCACAACTTCTGGATCAGGAAATATTACAATCAATGTAGACACATCTTCTATTGCTACAAGATCTTATGTAGATACTGAGGTAGCAGGTTTAGTAGATAGTGCACCAACTACATTAGATACATTAAATGAATTGGCTTCAGCTTTAGGTGATGATCCAAACTTTGCTACAACTACAGCAACTAACATTGGAACTAAATTAGCCAAGGCTTCTAACTTATCAGATCTAACAAGTGCTTCAACTGCTAGAACTAATTTAGGATTAGGCACAGGTGCTGTTTTAGATACTGCTGGAGTATCAGATGGTGCTACTACTTTGGCTACTGGAAATGCTATTTATGATCATGTAACTACAAGAATAAGTGGTAAAGTAGATACAAGCGGTAGTCCTGTTGCTCAAGAATATGCAAGATTTACAGATAGTAATACTATAGAAGGTAGAAGCTATTCAGCAGTAAGAAGTGATCTAGGATTAGTAATTGGTACCAATGTTCAAGCACAAAATGATTTATTACAAGATGTAGCAGACTTTCCTATAAGTACACCTGGAAATGATGGTAAAGTAGTAACATATCAAGATTCAGATGGATCATTAGTATTATCTAACAAGCTATCACCAAATGGATCCACAGCAAATGGATTATTAACTTACAATACTGATACATTAGCAGATGTAGAACAAAATCTTACTTTTAATGGAAGTAAATTAAATATTGAAAGTTCTCAAAATGTTGTATTAGAAATAGATAGCACAAGCACTTTTACTTTTCTTGATTTATACAATGACAATACTAATAGAGTTCAATTAGGTAATGCAAGAGATGGAGATTTTATTGTTAGGACTAATGATGTGGAAAGATTTACTATAGATAAATCTACTGGATTCATTGGAATGGGTGTAAATGATCCAACATATAGGCTTGATGTTGGCGGTGATATTGGCTTAAATCAATATATTTATCACAATGGAGATACTGATACTTTTATAAACTTTACTGCTGATAGAGTAAGAATAAATGCAGGTGGTAGTACAAAATTTGATAGTGATAATACTTATGTAGAAACTTCAAGATCCATATCTACATCAGGTGGTATATCTGGTGGTGGTGATCTTAGTGCTGACAGATCATTATCTTTAAGTGCATCTCAATTATCACAGGTCACATTAGATGCTAGTGATCAATTAATATTATTTGATAATAGTGATAGTGATAATCCTAAAAGATTTATTGCACAGGATATATTTGATACTATATCAGGTGCTGTGACATCATACACTAATACTGGAAATGATAGAGTATTGACTTCAGGTGGTGGCAGTATTATTAATGGAGAGCAATATCTTACCTTTAATGGAAATTCCTTAGTAATTAGGGGAGATAATAATGCAACTAAAAATATTGAAATTGGTTATGGAACAACTACAAATAATTATGCTTACATAGATTTAATTGGAGATACTACTTATTCAGATTTTGGAGCAAGATTTATTAGAGAAAATGGTGGTGCAAACACAGGAACAGCTATAGAACATAGAGGTACGGGCGTATTATCGTTAAATGCAAAAGACGCTGGAAGTGTAAGATTTTATACAAACAATAGCGAAAGAGTTAGAATAGATAGTTCAGGAAATGTTTCTATAGGAAATGTTTCGGCGTCAAGACCTTTACAAATTGGTATTACGACTACTAACGGAGAAGCGATTAAACTTGACGGAAATGCAAGTTATGGTGCAACTATTTATTATTCAAGAGGTGGTAGTTATAATTGGAATGCGGGTGTAGGCGGTGCAAGTTCATCTTCATCTAATATTCCTTCATCTTACTGGGGTATAGAAGATGTCAGTCAAAGTAATGCT